CCAAATTAATATCTAGTGATAACTTATTTATCACGCTTGCATCTCGCATTCTTTTCCTCGGACGCTCGCAATCCAAAACGTTTTCTAAAATGTTTTTATTGCCCACATGGGACGATCTTGCCGTAGGAGATTTAATATCGGCAGACGGCGACCGCTTATTCCATCGAGAGGTTTTACAGATCACAAAAAAAGTTAGAGGCGCAGGGTACTTGATCGAGTTAGAAGCGACTCGATTTCAGGGCTTTTCAAACCAGTGCAAGCATATAGCGGTCTACGATTTAGGAGTTTACAATGCTCCGGTTCCTCCCCAATTTGGGCAGTGGATTACACGCATTCAAAAGGGAACGGTGTTTGATCCGATTGAGTTTTACCGTTCCCCGATGCGAGTAGAAACTACCTTGCCGCTCGGTCAGATTTCGCCACTGCCAAATACCGAATTTAGGATTTATGATGCTGACGACAATCTCATTTTTACCCGAAATACAGCCCATGGACTCACTGCCGATTCAACGTGGTCACAAGTAACCGACTGTACTGGCATAGACCAGCTTACAAGCGATAATTTATTAGAAATTATTGTCGATCTTCCATTTGCCCCTCCCGTCGAAACTCCTGCAAGCTACGGTTCGGCTACAGCGATTGTTATTGAATGCCCACCGGTTAATTCCTCGGATGCCGATCTGGGTTTTTATCTTGCAATTGAAGGAGATGAAGACTATCGAACTGGGACAATATTTTACTCCGAGGACGGCGGGGAAAGCTACCTTTTTGCTACTGCTATTACTGGCGAAAGTGTGACAGGGACAGTGTTAAGTTTTAGCACAAACTTTAATAATTCGTCTCCTAATTTTATTGACGACCTCAATACAGTCCAAGTAAGAATGGATTCAGGAGAAATCGAGCCAGTAACACTTGAGAAATTCTTGTCAGGAAAACAACTCGGTTGGTTTTCTACGGGCGAAATTATCGCTTTTAAAAATGCGGAAATTGTCTCGAATAATCCACTAACTTTTGATATTTCCTACATGATTCGTGGCACTAAAGGAACCGAGGCTTTTATTGACAATCACGCTATCGGAGAGCGGTTCGTACTGCTTACTGATTATCTTGTCCGCCTACCTGCTGAATTGTTCGATGTCAACCGGGAAGTTCGTTTTAAAATCGTGCCAGATGGATTGACCGAGACAGAAGTTGCTAACGAGACAATCCACACAGTCACACTAGAAAGCGTCAAGCCGTTTCCTGCGGTTGTGACATCGGAACGAGTCGGCGGTGACGTAATCATTTCGTGGTATCGGAGAACGCGGATTAACGGCCGATGGACGGACTATATCGATATTCCGTTTGCCCCAGGTGAACTCGATACCTACACGGTCAGAATTTACGACGGTAGCACGATAAGACGGGAATTCGTAACTGGGGTGGGAGAGCGATCTGTCACCTACACCTCAGCACAACAAATAGCCGATTGGGGATCAGTCCAATCGGCGTACACTGTTCGGGTTTTTCAGAATTCAAGTTACCCCGTGGCTTTCAAGGAAGCATTAGGGGTGAGCGTTTAACTAACATCGGTTTTTGTTTTTTCTAAAAACTTTTGAAGCATTTCCGACATTATCGGAGAGTTCACAAGAGACTTTAAATCTAGTCAGGCATAGAAGCGTTCATACATCCTTTTGTTTGATTCCATATTATTTCTAAACTCAATAAAGAAGTTATGCTGATCAGTGTCGGAATCTTTATTGGCAACAATTCCAGTAAACAATTTAATACAGTTAAAAACCGCCTGTTCTGGTGACTTGCCAACTACATCAATATATTTGCCGTTAACGCAACAAGTAATAAACCATACGATCATGCCACTATAAGAGAAACTATTTTTGGTAGCATATTTATCTGACTTAAAGCGAAGTCCATCATGGTAACAATATTGAGATAGAATTGGGCAAACAACAGCTTTTAATACAATGAGCAATAGCTCTAGCTCTGTCAACTCTAATTCTGTCTCTTTTTCCAAAAGAGACAATTTATGTCCTAATCCTAATTCATCTAATAACTTTCCTGTTTCTCCTTCTATGATTTCTTCAAAAAAACGCATAAAAATCTCCTTTTTGCAGGGGGGCGTAAGCTTTTAGTCCTTTGATATAAAATTTTCCCTACGTCGAGAGTGCGATTCTTATCCTTATCTTAATCGATCCCGATCAGAATTGTCAAGTAATTTCTCTGTTATTTTTCCCCCTCCAATGTTAGAGAGTTTCTAACATCCCGAAACGTCCACGGGGAACGGGTTCTAGGGTTTTGTTATTGGAGTTATCCCGATCCTAGTGAGAAAGAAGGATAGGAGAGGGATAAGCGAGGTCAACCGCTAAGATGAAGGTTTTCTGTAGAGAAAAAACGAGAGTCGAGGATCGGGGAAACATCCATAACAAAAGGATAGAAGTATTGATATATATACTTTTTCTTATGTTATTTACTCCCTAACATCGCTTTAACATCCTCAACGTAGGATACTTGTACTACCCACCTCGCTATTTTCCCTAATCTTAGATTTCTAAAATAATTTAGAAATCTACTTGACAATTCAAGAAAGACTGTATATGATTTAAGAAAGTTGAGTTTTCTTTAGATAAAATTATGTCAGGCGAAATTGTTAAAGCTTCATCGAGTCCGCTAGAGTTAAAGACGATTGACGACATGAAAAAACTAGCGTCTTTAATGGCAGAGTCCAAGCTGTTTACTGATACGCAATCAGTGGCACAATGTTTTGTAAAAGTTCTTGCCGGGAAAGAGTTGGGGATTCCCGCTTTTGCCTCGATGACTGGAATTCATATCATTAAAGGCAAGCCTGTTATTAGTGCCAACCTAATGGCTACCCTAATTAAGGGGTCAGGTAAGTATCGATACAAAAAATTATTGCACGACGCTGACAAGTGCGAGATTGAATTTTTTGAGTTAATACAGGGCAAGTGGGAATCGCTCGGCGTGACCTCGTTCACGATGCTGGACGCAAAAACCGCAGGACTCGGTAGTAATCCAAACTGGCAGAAGTTTCCTAAGAATATGCTTTTCGCTCGGTGTATCTCTAATGGGTTCCGCGAGTTCTGTCCCGATCTCGCCCTCGGTGCGCCTGTTTATTCCTTTGACGAACTAGGAGCAGAAGTAAACGAAAACGGGGACGCAATCAATGTGGAAGTAGTCAAGCCTCGAACCGAACCCGATATTTCCGAATGGGTTCCCCGAATGATGAACTACGCAGTTAATGAATTGGGAATGAGTTCAGATACTGCGAGAGATATTTTCAAAAAGCACAATGCTTTCAAGGACGAAAAAGCTAAGGGGAAATGCTGGAAAGATATTCACGTCACAGCATTAGTAAACGCAGGGGTTGACGCTTTTGTGGCGGAATCAATTTACAAAGAAAACAGCAAAAATAAGGACGCTCTAAAAATAGCTGTTCTTGATAGAATTACCGCGTTAAATAAAAGCGGTAATCCCGACACGGGAGGAAAAGTTACGTTTACCGCAGAACAAGTAGTCGGCAACGAAATCAATCCAGAAATCAGCGCAGAAGTAGACGCAATGATCGAGGACAGATTACTAAAAACTGTCCCCGTCTCTGAAGATTCGGACGATTTCTAAAAAGCTTGTCAGGGGGCATTGACAACGCCGATCACCTTTTATCAACAATCATCAGGAGTAACAGCAATGACCCTTAATTTTTTAGTCACAACCCGCGCGGAAGTTCTCAACGCCAAGATTGAAGAAATCGGAGAATGTTCAGTAATCATGATCGATGGAACTGTCCCTGGATGGAAACCCCGATCAAGGGATTGGCATTTTGATCACCATCGACCGGGAGGCGAAAAGATCCAAATCGATGACATCGAAAAAACAATTGAAATTAACGCGGAAATGGGGATAGATCTTCCTTCTCAATTCCCGAAAGAGAAAGACAACAATATCCTTTTTTGCACCACCCAATTAGACGCTGACGCTATCTGTAGCGCAGTGCATTTGTACATGGCGTATCTAGGGACAAGTGAAAAAGAGAGCCAATATCTTTGGAATCAAGACAATGCCGAAATGAAGCTCTGCGCCATTTCCTACGATTGCGATCACCTTGCCGTCCCGTTTCTTCTATCCAAGTACGCCGATTTTGCCGCTCAATGTGTAGCGGGGATGAAGTGTGAATCGGACGATCTTGCAATCGATCTGGATATGCCCAAAGATCGACGGGAATGGACAATCGAAGATAAGGAATACTTTCATTCCCGCGCGTTTGAGCGGTCGTTCTGGAATCTTGTCAAAGCTATCGAGGGAAAAGATAATTGGCCGTGTGATCACCCGAAAGTCGATGAATACTGGGAAAAGGTCAAAGGATTCACAGATCAGCTAATCGAAGAAAATCGGATCACCTTTTATAAAGGTTGTGCGATAGTCACAATGTCGGGATTGGGAGAAACCTACATCGATCCCCGTTGTGTTTATCAGTCGATTGATCGCATGATCGATAATTATTATGATATTTTTCCCATCATCCTTACGATGCACGATGTAATCGTAACCAAAAAAATTGACAAATTTACTAGCAAAAAATTCGTTGGCAACAAGTACACTCTTGCCTGCAATCCATATCACCCTGATGCCGAAACCGAAAAAATCAACTTTGCAAGGTTAACTTACTCCGTACTTTCGGAAGCCGAAAAATTCTACGATCCAGATGCAGAAGGATGGAGTGGTCGTGCCACGGTCGGCGAATCGAATGCCTGCTCTAACTTATCACCTCCCACGGTGATCGAGATCATTTTAAAGACTTGTCGTTTTTAATTTTAATAGTGTCAAAATTATTTGCTAATCCTGACATGAACGAGATTGAGTAACTAAAGCGCCGTGTCTACCATTTAAAAACTCAGATCAATCTATTGTCCCAAGTCTATCTAGATTTGAAGTCCGATCAATGGGTAGACGCTCAAGAATGTTGCGAGAGACTTAAAATCTCTCGCAATTGCTTGAAAATCCGAAATTTTAGCAAAAAGTGCCTGTAGTTCCCCGACAATAATCGGGGCTTTAACCTGAATGTCGGCATTTCGGAATATCTCGGCCGCTAGATTGGGATTTAGGTTCGGCTGTCCCTGTTTGCGATAATTAGGGTCTTTTGTAAATTCGCTAATTGAATCCCACTCACCATTTAGGTAGGTTACGAACGAATCTGTGTCAAGCCCAAATACTGCAGCCAAGAGTCGCATATTTCCAAGATCGGGACAAGAGGCAATGCGGGTGACTTCCCAGTTTTGGATCGCCCCAACAGATACTCTTGCCCCGGGGATTTTTAGCCTTGCTCCTTCCGCTTCGATCCAATCCGTAAAAGCTTCTTGGGTCATCCCCAAATTTTCTCGTTTTTCTTTGAGACATTTGCCGAGGCGTTCAATTCCATGCTCGGTTAACGCAGAAGATTTTGTGCGCTTCCTCGGAACTTTTTCGCCTTTTTCGTTGGTAACAGTACGCGATACAGCCATATCAACTTTCTAGTGTGTATGTTAATGGAATACAAAATATTCTAGCGCGTATTCCATAAACACGACAACATAACATAAATGTCAATATTGGACAGACGCTGTGCTATTCTAAGAACAGAGCCATCTATCGCATTACTAGAATTATCATGACTGCCAAACTAAAATCTCCCGCCACAAAATTTTCCTCGTACATTGATTCCGATCTCTGGGATCGTGTCGGGGAGAGGGAAAAACAGACGGGAAAAACCAAAAGAGAGCTTTTAGAGTCAGCTATCACTTTATATCTTTCGATTCCCCCAGAAATCGAACAGGAAATCAAGAAAGAAGCTGATTCTTTTTATGTTTCCAAGCTTCGTAAAAAAATTAGACAGATTACTTAAGATTACTTTCTGTAGTATTCCTTTGTCAGGAATTTTCTGTTAGGATTTTTAATAGAATCTTTTCGGGAGAATTCCGATGTCCAATAAAAAAACTCGCGGGGAGCGAGTTCCAAAACACAAATGTATCTTATGAATACTATGATAACACACAATCGCGTCAAGTTGCAACCCTGCCCCCACTGCGGGAATCGAAACGAAACAAATTACTGTTACGGATTCACATCGGATGAGGGAAATCTGCTCTCTGTCTGCAAGCGAGGAGCGGAACCCGGCGAGGGGTGGGAGAAGTCGGGAAAAACCGACAGCGCGGGCGATTCTATCTACTATTTGAAGCGTGACAAGAAGTTTTCAGAATTTAAGAAAGAGAAAACCACCTACTACGCCTATCCCAAGCTTGCCAACGGCACGATCGTCCAAGTGTACCGGAAGGATTACCAAGAAGACGGGCGATGGAAAAAAGAAATTCGTCAGCAACACTCGACAAACAACGGGAAAACGTGGAATTGGAACCTGCAAGGCATTAACTACAGCGAGATTCCCCTTTACCATGCCGAACGACTGAAGAAAGCGATCGGGGTGGGAACTCCGATTCTAGTAGTCGAGGGAGAGAACAAGGTAGAGAAGTTAGAAGCGATGGGATTCGTCGCCACCTGTAGCCTCGGCGGGGCGGGAAAATGGCAACCATCACACTCGGAATTTTTGAAGGGAGCGAAACTAATTCTCTGCCCAGACCGGGATAATCCTGGCGTGAAGCACGTTCAGCGCATCTATCAAGATTTTCCCGACGCTCGCTTCCTGTACGCCTACCCCGATTCCCCATTGTGGGATCATCTTCCCGAATCCGGAGGATGCGATTTAATCGATTGGATCGAGGAAACAAAAGCCACAAAAGAGCAAGTCTTGGCGGGTGTAGTCGATACCCCGAAAGAATTACGGGTTAGGGAGCCTAAAAGCAAACCCACAGAGCAACTGCTATCCCTAGAGGATATCGTCCCCGCCATTGACGCAGCGATCGAACAACACCTGACCCTTACTAAGTGGGAAGCGAAGATACATGAGTGGGCAAAACTCACGGGCAAGACACCGAGCGATATTCGCGAACTGAAAAAGGCACGGGAACGGGAACTAGAAGAGTCAGAACGGATCGACACGGGAATAACTGACTTTCTCCAGAATAATCACTATCGGCAAGACAAGCTCGATATATTCAAGATCGTTCCCCGCCCCCTCGCCGAAGCTCTAGATTCACGGGCTAAGACGATCAACCAGCCATCGATCCGACTACTGCATTCGCTCTGGCCGGTCATGGGCGCAATCCTCGGTTCTCGATTTGCTGTCAATCTCCGCACAGCGAGAAACTCCAGGAATTGTTGGAAAGAATCCCCAATCTTTTACATGGCGGATGTAGATTATCCGAGCGGCGGAAAAACCACGACACAGAAGCAGATTTACCGCGTTTTGAAGGAACGGGATAAAGTCGAGCAAATGCGAGTGGATCAAGAAGAGGTACACCTTGAAGACTTAAAGTCCTCATGGGCTGAAATGACCCGCGAGGAACGCAAGGAGAACATCACAAATCCTAGCGTTAACCCGCGCCTTTACGAGCGAGAACACTGCAAGGCTAAACGATGGGTCTACGATCATGGAACCCTAGATGCAATTCTAAAATCGATTTCCTTGCAGTCCCCGTGGCAAGGTTCGGTATGGCTGGCCGACGAACTAACCGGGCTATTTGACGGGATGAACCAGTACAAGAGCGGCGGAAAGGGAAGTGATCGCCAGAAATTACTAGAGGCTTGGAACGATCCGCTACAATTCACTTTTGACCGCGTAAACCGCGAGAGTCGGTACAGCATGAACGGGCAAACCCTTAATATATTGGGGGGGATACAAGTCGGAAAACTTCGGAAGTACCTCGATCTTTCCGATGATGTGGATGGGCTAGTTTCCCGGTTTCATTTTTTGATCAACGAACCGCTCGATCCCGTCCCCGGTCGCCCGCCAATGGACGAGAACTCGGTCGAGGACTTGATACTAGAAGCGTTTAATCGGGTAAGCGGTATCGAGCTAGAAATCGGGGAAAGCGGTGTCGAACGTTACGATCTTTGGTTTACCGAGAAAGGCGAAACTTTTGCATGGGACGTGAATCACCGCTACAACAATCTCGTTAAGCAAAATCGAGCCAAAAACCCCGCTTTTACGGCGTACATCGGGAAACAGATGAAAGAGTTTTTGCGGTTTGCTATTACCATCCACTTGCTGAATTGGATTTACGATCCCGAACACACCGATCTTTACAAAATCCCCGTCCAGACCGCAGCGAAAGCGGCCGCCGTGACCGATTTTTATATCAACCAATTTCTCGCTATTCAGGGCATCACCGGGGGCGACGATCAGAATCCCATTCAGGGTATTCTGCATGAAATCTGGGAAATCGTGAGAACTTTTGGCAAAATTACGACCCGCGAG